CTTACTTTGTTGGCGGTGCTATCCATCATGACCACCGTGACGATGTAAAACAATTAATCAAGAGTTTAAAAGCAGCTACAGCATTAGCTGAACATGAACTAGAGAGAATAGGCGATGAGTAAACTACTAAGAATTGGCGACAGGCTTATTAATCCTGAGAATGTTACTTATATCATTGACAGAGAAATTCACTTCAATGATGGCAGTCGTTGGGTTGCAACAGAGCCAGAGGTGCAAGAATTGCTGGCAATAATGTTTGAGACACCTAGACCAGAACCAGTTGTAGAAGAACCGATTGTTGCTAAGAAGAAAGTAGTTAAAAAGAAATGACTCTTGAACACTACATTGTTGGAGCCACTGGTATTGGCTACTTAATTGTCGGTATGTTACAATTAAGCAAAGGCAGTATGTCTAATGCATTGATTTGGATAGGTTATGCTGCAGCGCAAATAGGACTCTGGATTAATCTTAAATGAGAATCATTCTTGATATTGAAACCAACACAGCACACGATATAATCTGGTGCGTTGTAACTCGGAACATTGATAACGGAGAGGTGAAAGTATGGAAGAATCAAGACGGACTACAAAAGTATTTGGACTCTTGCACTTCGATTATAATGCACAACGGCATAAACTTCGACGGTCCTGTTCTCAAGAAGAATTGGAAGATTACTATGAGAAAGATGAAAGTGTGCGATACGCTCGTAATAAGTCGATTGTTTTCTCCAAGCATAGAGTTGGGGCATTCTCTAGAAGCATGGGGGAATCGATTAGGATTTCAAAAGACGGCATTCACAGATTTTGATGGCGGTTTAACTGAAGAGATGGTATCATACTGCATTCAAGATACCTTAGTCACACAGAAGTTGTACGAATATTTAACCAAGGAGATGTCACATGACTATTCGCAAGAAAGTATCAAACTCGAACACGAAGTTGCATTCATCATCGCAGAGCAAGAACGAAACGGATTCCGATTCGACGAAGTTAAAGCTCTACAATTATTATCTGTTCTTAAAACTAAGCTGGACGCTATTTGCGTTGAAATGCAAAGGATATTTCCTCCCAAGGTCACTTCTGGTCGCACCCACAAAACTCATGGAAGACCCCTTCCCGACATCGTGGAAGACTTCAATCCCGGAAGTCGCAAGCAAATCGCCGAAAGGCTCATCGAGAAAGGTTGGAAGCCGAAAAAGCACACCGAAAAAGGTAGCGTCATCGTCGACGAAACCACGCTCGAAGGTCTCGACTTCCCAGAAGCGAAAGCCATCGCTGAGTACTTGATGCTACAAAAGCGGATAGCACAGGTTGAGAGTTGGATTGATGCCATTAAAACTGATGGTCGTGTTCATGGACAAGTAATCACTAATGGTGCAGTTACTGGTCGCATGACACACCACAGCCCTAACATGGCACAGGTACCCAATAGCGGTAGTCCCTATGGACCCGAATGTAGAGAACTTTGGACAGTTGAGAAAGGATATAAATTAGTTGGCATCGACGCAAGTGGTTTAGAGTTGCGGATGCTGGCTCATTATATGAGAGATGATGCGTATACTAATGAAGTGGTATCAGGCGACATTCACACAGCAAATCAGAAAGCAGCAGGGCTTGAGACAAGGAACCAAGCTAAGACTTTTATCTATGCATTCCTCTATGGTGCGGGAGCTGCCAAGATCGGGTCAGTTGTTGGAGGTTCATCGAAAGAAGGACAAGCGCTCATTACTCGTTTTCTACGCAACACGCCGGGGCTTAAATCATTGCGGGAAAAGGTTTCTCGTATCTATGCTCAGAAAGCGTGGCTACCGGGTCTTGACGGACGCAAGTTACTCGTTCGGGCGGAGCATTCAGCGCTCAACACGCTATTGCAAGGCGCTGGTGCGATAGCAATGAAACAGGCTGTAGTGATTTTACACAAGAAGTTGCGTAAGTCAAAGATAGACTTTAAGATGGTGGTAAACTGCCATGACGAATGGCAAATAGAAACAACTCCTGAATCTGCAGAACTTGTTGGTAAGTTAGGCGTTGATTCAATACGGGAAGCTGGAGAACACTTTAATATGAGATGTCCGTTAACAGGCGAATATCGTGTAGGTAATAACTGGAAAGAGACCCACTAATGGACAGAAATAAAGAAAACATACTTGGCATGACTGTTGTCACTGCCTATATTGATGGTACTTACAGTTTAGAATCATCATTCGATTTAGATGAAACCTATGAATTATTAAAGGATGCATTACTCGATATTGAAGACGGTACACTGGAAGCCAGTATTGATTACAGCACCCAAACACTGCAGTAACTATTTCATATTGTGAAATCATTTAGTTGTAAGTTGTTGTATAATAACCAAGCAGTATTTCTAAACCGTAGTAGATAAGGAGAGTAATATGGAAATGAAACCAGTAAAAATTCAAGCAGAAGTTCAATGGGCTTTCTTTGACCGTGTTAACGAAATGAGTGGTAAGTTCCAATGCGACTTAGCCAATCTTTCAGACAACGCTGTTCAAGCATTAGAGTCGATTGGTCTTGCACCACGCAAGCGTGAGGACAAACCTGAGAAGGGTTGGTTCTTAACTGTTAAGTCAAACTATGCTATCCAGCCTTATGATAAAGCTGGTAATGAAATCAAGGACACTGTTGGTAACGGTTCTAAAGCAGTTGCACTCATCAAGCCTTACGAGTGGAAGTGGAAGAACAAGAATGGTGTCTCGGCTTCATTGGCAAAGATTGTCATCACTGATTTAGTCAAGTACAGCGCTGATAACGCTGATGTTGACGACGACATGGATGATGACATTCTGTGATAACAGCACTGATTGACGCTGATTCGTTAATCTACGCAGTAGGTTTCTCTAGCACCGATGTAGAGGAGCCTATTGCGGTTTCACGGCTTGAGCAGACAATGGTTGAGTTGTGTATGGATTTAGATTGTGAAGATTACAAAGGATTCTTGACTGGTAAAGGTAACTTTAGAAATGACTTAGCTGTTACTGCGCCCTATAAAGGACAACGCACTTCTGAGAAACCTGTGCATTTTCAAGCACTTAGATGTCACTTAGTAACATCGTGGGGTTTTACAGTCGTCAAAGGAATCGAAGCGGATGATGCTGTTGGTATTGCTGCTTATGCGGTTCCAGAAGACGAAACCATTATGGTTCATATCGATAAAGACCTGAACCAGTTTAGAGGTTGGCATTACAACTATCGTAAAAAAGAAAAGTATTATGTCTCAGAGTTTGAAGGCTTAGTGTCTTTTTATACACAGATATTAACTGGCGACAGAATTGATAATATCGTTGGATTAAAAGGCATTGGACCAGTTAAAGCAAAGAAGTTACTAGCGGACTGTACCAATGAAACAGAACTGTTTAAAGCCGTTTTAGAAGCGTATGACGGCGATGAAAAGCGTGTCTTAGAAAATGGACAATTATTGTGGTTACAACGAAAGGAAAATGAACTGTGGCAGTTACCCCAGATATAATTCAAATCTCATGGATTGATGCTGTTGCTGACTCCGGATGGGAAGAGAAAGTTAAAGCAGAGATTCACCAGTGCATTACTGTTGGGTTTCTAGTCCATGAAACCGATGAAGCAATCTGCATTGCGTCTACATGGTCGGACACCGAAACCAATGCTCGGATGCATATTCCTAAAGCATGGATTAAAGATAGAAAGGTATTAAATGAAGCCACAGTCAGCGAAAGCAAAGGGACGAAACCTGCAAAAGTGGGTAGTAAAAGAGTTGTTAAAAAGGTATCCGCAACTAAGCGAACTCGATTTACGCAGTTGTCCGATGGGGAGTCACGGTGAAGACATTGTCATGTCTCAGTTTGCTAAAGATGAAATTCCAGCATCAATTGAATGTAAATCGTTAGCAAAGGTGGCAGTGTATAAGTACTACGAACAAGCAAAGTCACACGGCGATTATGAACCGATTGTAATTGTCAAGCAAAATGGCAGTAAACCTTTAGCAGTAATTGATGCAGAAGTTTTATTTAATTTAATGGCAAGATAGAAAGGAAATACAATGAGTGATTTAACTAATACTTATCGATTTAGCTTTGAGTCTGAGTACGATGACGAAGGCACACAATATGGTTATCCAAAAGAGAAATCTATGGAGATGACGGTGGCTCACTCGTCGGATACAGAATGGACTTCGGTGATGCTTGACTTTGCAGACTTTCTAAGTGGTATTTATGGCTATGATGTAAAAAACAAACTTCGGTTTATTAGCAATCATGGATATATGTTATCACGAGCAGCAGAGTATAGTATTGAAAATCCTGATACTCAGCAAGAACTCGACTTTGAGAAGTCTGATGAAGATAAGGAATGGTCTTGAAAATCTTACTGCTTGATATTGAGTCAAGTCCTAACACAGCTCATGTGTGGGGTCTTTGGCAACAGAATGTCAGTATCAATCAGTTGATGGAGTCTTCTTATGTCCTGTGCTACGCAGCAAAGTGGCTAGGACAGAAAGATGTACTGTTTGATTCTGTACATCAATCAAGACCAAAGACAATGCTAAAAGGAATTCATGCCCTTCTTAACGATGCAGATGCTGTGGTTCATTATAATGGTACTAAGTTTGATATTCCTACACTTAACAAGGAATTCTTACTACATCATTTTAATCCACCATCGCCTTATAAACAAATTGACCTACTGCGTGTTGTTCGTAGCAATTTTAGGTTTCCTAGTAACAAGCTGGACTATGTAGCACAGCGATTAGGATTAGGAAAGAAACACGAACACGAAGGACACGAGTTGTGGGTCAAGTGCATGAACGGAGATAAAGATGCTTGGAAGCGTATGGAAAAGTACAATATACAAGATGTCGTTTTACTTGAGTCGCTGTACGGCACTCTTCTTCCTTGGATTAAGTCTCATCCTAATCACAATCTCTTCTTGGATGGACACCATTGCCCGAATTGTGCTTCGACGAATCTGCAAAAAAGAGGCAGTGCTATATCTACTACAGGAGCGTATCAACGCTATCAGTGTCGAGATTGCGGAACTTGGTCGCAAGGAACAAAGTCTATTAAAAAATCAGCGGAGGTGAAATATTATGCCTGATAGTCCAATTGCAATGCCAGCACACTATGGTTACGAAGTGTTGACATCCTATGAAGCAGGTATGGAAGACCCCGGCGATGTTCTTGCTAGGCAGGTTGGCGGTAGCCACTACAAGAAAGCTCACCAGCCTTGGGAAATCATTGAAGAATGGGGTCTTGACTACTGGGCTGGAAATGTGGTAAAATACATCCTTCGCTATAAATTTAAGAATGGAGTTGAAGACCTAGAGAAAGCCAAACACTACTTAGAGTACCTTATTCAGAAAGAGAAAGATGCCATTACTGCTTCACGAAATTAAAGAGCGTCTTAAAGAGTTGGACGAAATCACATTGCTAGAATTGCTGGAGATTAGCAGTGAAGAAATCGTCCAAATGTTTTCTGATAAGATTGAAGATTACGCCGATAAACTAGAACAGGAAGTTAAATAAGAATGACAGAATATAAAATGAGTCCGTACAATACCTTCATCGCTAAATCACGATACAGCCGCTATCTTGACGATAAAGGTCGCAGAGAACACTGGAATGAAACTGTAGCAAGATACTTTGATTTTATGACAGAGCATCTCAAAACCAAACAGAACTACACATTACCACCTGAGTTAAGAAAAGAATTAGAAACTGCTGTTGTTAATCTTGAAGTGGTTCCATCTATGAGAGCCGTGATGACAGCAGGACCAGCACTGGAGCGTCAGAATGTTGCCGCTTTTAACTGTTCATATTTACCAATCGATGACCCCAAAGCCTTTGACGAAGCGATGTACATTCTTCTCTGTGGCACTGGTGTCGGTTTCTCTGTGGAGCAACAATATGTTTCTAAATTACCTGAAGTCCCTGATGAGTTGTACGCTAGTCAAACTACTGTTGTTGTGTCGGATTCTAAAGAAGGATGGGCTAAATCACTTAGACAGCTCATTGCTTTATTATATTCTGGTGAAGTGCCAAGGTACGACTTATCCAAAGTTAGACCTGCCGGAGCTAGACTCAAAGTATTCGGCGGTCGTGCTTCTGGACCCGGACCTTTGGAAGAACTTTTTAAGTTCACTATTGCCAAGTTTAGAGGGGCAACTGGTCGTCGTTTGTCGTCCATTGAGTGTCACGATATTCTGTGCAAAATCGGGGAAGTTGTTGTTGTGGGTGGAGTCAGACGCAGTGCAATGATTTCCTTGTCTGATTTGTCCGACGACAAGATGGCACACGCTAAAGCAGGTAACTGGTGGGATGGTCAAGGACAACGAGCCTTAGCCAATAACTCTGCCACCTATGCCGAAACACCTAGTATCGGTCAGTTTATGCGTGAATGGACAAGTATTTATGAATCACACTCTGGTGAGCGAGGAATATTCAATCGTGAAGCATCTCAGAAACAGGCAGCAAAGAATGGTCGCAGAGACGAAACCTATGCTTTTGGCACTAATCCCTGTAGCGAAATCATTCTTCGTCCTTATCAGTTTTGTAATCTTTCCAGTTGTATTGTTCGTAGCTACGATACTGTATCTACCTTGGAGAATAAGATTCGCTTGGCAACGATTCTTGGCACATTCCAAGCATCGCTAACAGAGTTTCCTTATCTGCGTAAGATTTGGGAAAAGAACACCAAGGAAGAGGCACTATTGGGTGTCTCTATGACTGGTATCTGCGATAATAAATTACTGAACAATCCTGATGATGAGGACTTACCTGCACGATTGGAGAAACTAAGAGATGTGGCTATCACTACTAATATTGAATTTGCTGCAGCTATTGGTATTAATCAGTCTGTGGCGGTTACTGCTATCAAACCAGAAGGAACCGTTTCTCAGCTTTGCAGTACTGCTTCTGGGATTCATCCTCAGCATAGCAAGTATTACATACGGCGTGTTCGGGCTGATAACAAAGACCCATTAACACAGTTTATGCTCTCCTCTGGCTTTGTCGGTGAGCCTTGCTATTTGAAACCAGACTCTACTACTGTCTTTAGCTTTCCAGTTAAGGTAGACGAGGGCGGTCTGTTGCGTGAGGATTTGACAGCTATTCAGCACTTACGCCTGTGGCTACTGTTCCAGCGACACTACTGTGAGCATAAGCCATCTGTTACCATTTCAGTGCGTGAAGACGAATGGATGGATGTCGGTGCGTGGGTGTTTAGACACTTTGATGAAGTGACTGGAGTGTCTTTCCTACCGATGGATGGTGGTACTTACAAACAAGCACCTTATGAAGAGTGTGATGAAGAGACTTACAACAAGTTAAAAGCCTTAGTTCCCAATGCCGTAGACTGGGAGAACTTTAAAGAGTATGACGATAATGTTGAAGGCGCTCAGACTTTGAGCTGTACTGCAGGAGGCTGTGAGATTTAACCCCTAAGTGTGTCTTTATAGCCCCGCTTCGGCGGGGTTTTTTTTGTTTCTGATAATGTACAAATTGTCAGTAAATCTTAATAAATACCGACATTGTGTTACACGAAATTCCTAGTACCAGCCTTATCAATAATTAAGGCTTGTCTTCTGGGCTTGTCAGAAGTAGCGTTAGGAACGCTTATATGCGTCCAAGAGCCGAATTCTTCGATGATTTGGTCATACCCTATATTAGCTGCAATGCACGCCTCTACGACCTGTTTAGGGGTCATTCCGGGGACTCTTATATCGGCTGCACAACCTATCCTATGTTGGCTAGTGTCCTTGCTACCGACAGAGTCGTTAACTGGTTTAGACCTAAAGCCAGAATTAATCATTATTGGCTTGTTTAGGAGGGTTCTGACTTGCTCTAGCAAGGCTGCTAGTCTAGTTAAATTAGCAACCTCACTGGCGTTAGGGGTATTATCTAGGTTCTTACGCTCTGCTACTTCAGAGTGGGTTAGTTCTTCTAGGGTAAAGTTAGGGCTTAGGTTCATCTTTCTTATCCTTCTTCATGTCCATTATCTTCTCCAGAGTACGACCACCAAAGTAGAAAGACATAATAAGCATTCCCCATTGACCTAATAGTTCAACATAGTTGTTGTTGACTTCAATGTCCCATGCGGACATCGTAGCGAATGCTGAGTAGACAAACAGAATAAAAACTAGAGTCATCGGTCGTATGTTCTTTGATAACCAAGAGTCCGAAGCCATGTCTGCTTCGTGTCGTTTAGTGAGTTCTTGTGCCTCTATATTATCAGCTTGTAACTCAGCTAGTTTACCTTCTTGTTGCATCTGTAAGAGTTCTTTCTGAGCCTTTGCTTTAGCTTCAGGGTCAGGAATGAATTTATCTAGGACTTTCATCCCAACATCAAATAGTGCCATTAATGGTAACATTATTGTTTATACCCCCAAGTTAGATACCAAGCAATGACCGCAGCCACTGCATAGCACATGAACATTGCTCTACGAACCTTTGCCAAATCTTGTTTAAACTCTCGATTAAGTTCATTATCTTGTTTCTCTATTTTTTGTTTAATGGATTCGATTTCACTCCAGCGTTTAGCGCCGTGCTTTCTTATGAAATCAGCTTTGACTTTAGCTTCTTCGATGCGGATGGTTTCTTGGCGTTGCCATTCCATCATTGCTCGTTTGAAATATTGCTCTTTAAAGACCTGAGCTTCTCTTATCTGCCTCTTACGCTCTAGGTCTTTTTGCTGTGCTACTGCTGCTGCGTCTTTCTGTACATCGGTAATACTTTTAGTGATGGACTTACTAGCCTCACGGCTGGCATCCATGCTACTGGTTACAGACTTTGCTCCTTCGATAAAACCAAATTGGTCTGACATATAATCATATTCTTATTGTCCGGGAGGATTTAATCCACCAGTTAGTAATCCAACATAGCCTAAATTCGGCGCTGGTGCTTGAGCGCCTGATGCAATCTGTTTAACAGCTTGTTGTGCTGCTCTACGACGCAATGCACCTTGTAATAAATCAGCAGTTAATCCAGTTCCTGCTACGGCTGTGGTTGCCACAGGAGCTTGTGTGAACGCATATGCACCACCAGCAGCAGCTAATTTAGACCTCAAAGGACTAAACTGTGCGGCTAAAGTTAACACTGGGTCTAAAGTACCACCCTGAGCAACTGATTTAATAATGTTTTGTTCAGTTTTGTTAAATAAATTCATTTTATCTTTATTAGCTGCAATATTAATAAAACCTCGACGAATTAACTCACTTTCAGATGCTTTTGGGTCTAATGTTTTTGCTTCTGCTGTATTTAAGGCATCATCTAATACTGAAGCACGACTAGCATTTCTCCAGTCTTTT